TATTGACGACATGGCTGCAGCGTTCAAGGGTGCATCTACAGAAGCGGCGAACCTCGATCCATACCAGCGCATGCAGATTATCTTTGGCGAGATTCAGGAAAAACTTGGCACCGCGCTATTGCCAGTGTTGGATAAGTTTGCAGCTTGGATGATGTCGCCTCCAGGTCAAAAGGCGCTTCAGGGAATAGCCGACGCGGCGCACGATGTATTGACCGAGTTGACCAACACAGCCAACTGGGCAATCAAGAACAAAGACTGGCTATTGCCATTACTCGGTGGCGTCGCAGCTATTGGAACCGCGGCCAAAACTATTGCAGGAATCACTGTAGCTATAAAAGCCGCCACGGCAGCCATGGCTCTGTTTAATACAACTACCTTGCTGAATCCACTTGTTCTTGCCGGTGCAACAGGATTAGCAATTTTGAGTATCCCGGGTAGCGCACCTGTTGAGAGTCCAAGGCCGAGGCAGTATCAATTTCAAAACGCGCCGGCGATAAAGCCAATTCCTTCGACACCGAAATCAGGATTCGACTTTGGTTCGGGCAGGGTGGTTCAAAACAACATCACAATCAACACACCGAAAGTCAACGGCCAAGACATCATCAACACCGTCAACAACGCAACCCGAAACGGCTTCACCGGCACTCTTAGAGCACTCAAGGAATAGCCATGGCTGTAATCAACAACTTCGACATCGCCACAGACCTCAAAGTCGAAATGCTACTAGCCGAGGCTGCGCGCAACGTCTTCGTGCTAGGCATCAGCCCACTAGGCGGAACCAACGTTCTAGGCGATGACGCTTCAGGCAACGTGACCTGGCAAGACCTGGCATGTGAAGTCAACGCAGTCAACACCTCAATCGGTGGTTCAATTGCATCCAACGTATTCTTTCAGGCCGACTCAGGCAAGGCACAAATCAGGATGCAGTCCTGGACATTCGATCCAAACAACTACCCATTCATCCGCCCAGGTGTCGAGGTGCGCGTCAAAGCCAAGCGCGACGCCTACGAGTTTATCCTTTGGCACGGAACGCTCGACGACATCAGCGTTACTTACGCGCCAGACCAGCAGAACCAAATTACGGTCAACGCAACAGACTTCTGGGCACTCCTAGTCAACAGACGTTTCGACTTTGAACCAGTGGCTGCAATTTTGCCCAGCGACGCGATCCAGTTGGCAATCGACGAAGTCGCCGCAACAGGCTTTGTTATTCCTTATGACAGTTTCAGCATCAACCCTGAATGGTATATGACTGGCACTCCGCAGCTCAACACCACCTTTGGCGCGGTGGCCGCCAACTGTTTGACCACAGGCCTTGGCTTCATCGCAATCAACCCGAGCACCGGCTACCTAGAGTATCGACCTCGAGCAACCACCGGTGGCTACGTCTACACAATCGGCAACAACCACGGCGATGCCAACCACTTGTGCATGGCAGACCTGGACTCAGCGATGCAATCCGAGCAGGTGTTCAACAGCACCCTGGTCACCCAGAAATACGAATACCTAGGCGACCCAATCTTCACGCAGCTCTACACCGACCAGGACTCAATCGACCTATTCGGTCAACGCTCAGAAGACTTCACCGTCGACCTCGCGACAACAGCTGACGCAGATGCTTGGGCTGCGACCGTATTCGCGCCTAAACCAATCACAGTAGTGACCAGCGTGACCACACCGGCAATCGACCGCCTGCGCGATCTAACAGAAGCAATCGAGTTCATGCCAGGCGACACCGTTAGAGTGCTTTACAGTAATGACGACATAGACATCGACACCGTTTACACCGTAACCAGGGTGCGCCACATCATAGACGTAAACAACTGGTTCACTACACTAGAAGTATGGAAAGAGTTCTAAATGGCCGGATGGTTTGACTTTGTAAATGGGCAGACGCTCCCAGCGTCAAGAGTCCAGGACTACCTCATGGATCAGACCGTAATGGTCTTTGCCGACTCATCAGCTCGAACCTCGGCCTTGTCATCACCTACCGCTGGAATGGTTACCTACCTGGTTGACTCAGGCGATCTTTGGTTCTACACCGGCTCAACATGGAGCCTAGTTTCACCCCCAGTTGTTATCCCAGATTCACTCAGCCCAATTCTCTTGATCGGAGCATAAACATGGCAATAAACTACAAGATTTTAGGACAGGCGCACCCCGCTGGCACAAGCGACACCGACCTTTACACATGCCCGACATCGACGCAAGCAATTGTTTCGACTTTGACAATCACGAACGTGACGGCCTCGTCAGTGAACGCCCGAGTCTGGGCAAGAATAAACGGCGCGGCAACAGCTCACGTCAACGCCATTCTGTTCGATGTTCCAGTCGCAGGCAACAGCGTCGCAGCATTCACACTGGGTTTGACCGTCGACGCAGCCGACATCATCTCAGTCCGTTCATCAACAGGCAACACCCTCACATTCCAATTGTTCGGAAGCGAGATTAGCTAATGGCTGTAACAGTATTTCCTACACCTGCACCACCTGCAGGCGCTAAAAGTCCAACTACCGTAATCATTAACTCCACTCAGTCATGGAGTGCACCAACAGGTGTTAGCCAAATTGAGTTATTCCTCGTCGGTGGTGGCGGTGGCGGCGGTGGAACAGGTGCAAACGGTGCTAATGGCGGTGCTGGCGGTGGCGGAGGTGTTGTAAGCCAGATGATTACAGTTACTCCAGGCACAAGCTATACAGTGACTATTGGAGCAGGTGGAGCTGCTGGAACAGCTTCTTCTGCTAGCGCAGGCGGTAATGGTTCATCGAGCACTTTTGGTTCACTTGTGACTTCTTTTGGTGGTGGAGGTGGTCAATCTTCAGATCAGAATAATCCAACCTCAGGTCAAGTGGCTTCTGGAGGCGGTCAGGGAACTCCTGCTAACGGTCAATCAGGTTCTGGCGGTGGCGCGGCTTTGGTTTCATATCCTTTTGTTAGCGCCTCTTTACTGGCAGCAAATTTGCAGGCAAACGGTGCTATCGCAATCGTCCAGGGTAGCTTCGGTTATAGATCTCTAGCATCTTTTGTAATCACAGGAAACCCAGGTATCAACGGTTACGGTGCCGGCGGTGGCGGTGGCACAACGGGCGGCACTCGCATCTACGGCGGTCTAAACGCTGGAACAGGAGCATACAGCGGAAACGCAGGAACTGCTGGAACTGCAAACTTTGGAGGCGGCGGCGGCGGCAGCTTATTCAACGCATCGTACTTTGCGGCAGGAGCCGGTGGTTCAGGAACATGCATCATTAGGTATTGGAGTTAAACATGGCACACTTTGCAAAAATTGAGAACGACGTAGTGACACAGGTAGTTGTCGTTGACAACTCTGAAGAGCTGCGCGGTCAGGAATACTTGAACAGCCTTGGCCTCGAGGGCACTTGGGTTCAGACATCCTACAATGCCAACTTTGGCAAAAAGTTTGCAGCAATTGGTGACACTTACGTTGCTAGCACTGGCAACTTCAAACCAGCGCAACCATTCGCATCATGGAAATGGAACGCAACGGCATGGATTTGGACGCCACCAAAAGCAAAGCCCGAGGGCGCATTCGTTTGGAACGAAGACCTTACTGACTGGGTAGAAATCTAAAATGCCTGAGACCACCGACAGAGAGCTGCTAATCACAATCATCAAAGACCTGGCAACACTCAAGGCCGAGATGAACGGATACAAGCAACTTGAGCGCGACGTTCGTGAATTACAAAAAAAGATATATCTATTCATGGGCTTCGCCGGAGCAATCGGTGGTTCAATCGTCGCAATCGCACAGGAAGTTATGACCAATGCCTAAACAAGTAACCGTTCAAACCTTTCACCCTGGCAAAGTCTCACGCATGGGCGAGAAGTTTGGCACACATTCAGACGTGCGAAAGAAACTAGGACTTGGCCCACACAGAGGCTTGGACTACTCATTCCAGTCAGGCACACCGCTCCTGGCAATCGGATCAGGCCGCGTCAAGAACATCGGCCACACAAGCGTTCTCGGCTACTTCATCGAAATCAGCGCACCGGTCATTATCAAGGGCAAGCTCGAGGTCAAAATCTTTGGCTACTACCACCTACTCGAAGACCAAGAGCAATTCTGGAAAGTTGGCGACCCAGTCAAAGGCGGCCAAGTCCTATGCAAGTCAGGCAACACAGGCACAGCCACATCCGGCGCACACCTGCACCTAATGGCCGGTGACAAAATCAACCTGGCAACAAGCCCAGTCGAAGACCCGCTACCACTCATCGAGGCCACTCTCACGCCTCAGACCATAACCGTCGACGACGAGGAGAAACCAGTTGCCAAAAAACCAGCTGCTAAAAAACCTGCTAAAAAGTAGCCCACTCAAAAGAGTCACCCGCGTCGCAGCATTCGCGCTCGGGGCTGGAATCGCCTTTCTAGGGGCTGGAAGCCTCCAAGGGTTGCAACCACTCGAGTCTGCCCAGTTTGGTGCCACAGGAGCCGTCCTAGGGCTTCTCATGGCTATTCTGTTCACCTACGCTGGCAAGGGTCAAGTGCCAGACGAGGACTTCGATAACTCGATCAACTCGGCAATCGAAACGGTCAACTCAAAAACAAAGAAGAGTGACAAGTAAGCCCTATACTGTCATCACCTAACACAGAAAGGCCTGACATGGCATTCATTCCCGCAGATTACGAACCAGTAGATTCACGCATCCACCGCTTCTGGGCGGAGCACCCAGAGGGGCGCATCCACACCGAGATCGTGCTAATCAACGAAACCGAGATAGTCATCAAAGCCAGCGTCTACGCAGACCGAGACGACACCCGCCCAGTCAGCATCGACTTCGCGCAAGAGACCCGCAACTCAACACCCGTCAACAAGCTCTCATTCGTCGAGAATTGCGCCACCTCAGCCATTGGTCGCGCCCTGGCAACCTACGCCTACAGCCCAAAAGGCAAACGCCCAAGCAAAGAGGAAATGGAAAAAGTCCAGCGCGGCGAAATGAGAAACGATCGTGACTGGGAAAAAGAGCTCGACATTCTCACCACCGAAAAGAACCTGGTCGGCCTGCGCGCACTCCGCAAGGACGCAGTCAAGTCACTACAGCCAATGGAGCTAATCACAAAGATTGACGCCGCCGGCAAACTAATCAGCGACACGCCGTAAAGTAAAACGCCCCCAGGCACACAGAAACCTTGGGGGCGGTGGCTAGGATAAATCCGGCCACGAACCAAATCATACAGGAAAGACACAGAGATGAGCGCAGAAGCCATGAGTGCAGTTTTGCACCACAGCCCCGCAACAGGAACCGCCAAAGTAGTTCTATTGGCAATCGCCTGGCACACAAACGACAACCCAGAATTAGGTTGCTACCCGTCACAAGAGACCCTAGCTAAGTATGCCAATGCTTCGGTGAGAACCATTCGCCGCGCTTTGCAAGAGCTCGTAGCCATGGATGAAATCGAAATCCAGCGTCACGGAGGCGTCGGTTTCGGATCGAGTCCAACCAACCGATACTTCATCAGAACCGACTGTCCAGAGTGGTGCGATAACACACTTTGGCACCGAGACTTATCCACAGGCCGTCTGGTATTACAGGACATTCTTGGTAGCAATACAGGACATTCTTGACCGCATTACAGGACAACTGTGTCCTACAAATAAAACTTAAAAATAATTAAACAAAATCTTAAATAATCATATTAGAGAACCTGTGGATAACTTCCACAGAATTACAAGAAAAGGACACACAGAAATGCCAATCATCACAGTCACGGGCAAAGTCTCGAACAGCATCGCAACACAGACCGGAAAGGGAATCATCAAGTTCTGGGAAAAGTCAAACTTCAAAGGCCAGGACAAGTTCGTTCTTTGGACAGCCTGGTTCGACATGCCACAGCTCCACGTTGGCGAGAACGACGAGATCACAATCAACGGCCGACTCTCAACCAAGATG